TGGGTGGGGGGGTAAAAGGGAATTATTAAGGTCAATAGTACCGCATGGTGGAATTTGGGATGGGTTTTGTGGGGTAGTTTTGTGGTGATAATGGTTAAAACATCAAAAAGTGGTTTTGTAAGTTATTGCAGGACAACAAGGTTACTCTAAAATACGGGGGTTATATAATGACAGTAGCTAAGAAGGGTGGGAGACCAACGAGGTATGAGGCGGCGGTAAAGGCTGATTTTAAGGGGAAGTTAGAGAGTTGGGTGAATGATAAGTGGGATTTACCTGAGGACAAGGGTGGGTTTTCTGAGAAGCAGAAGATGGAGGTGTTCAAGGTGTGTGGGCCTAGGTTGATTAAAGACACGAGTGAGGTGGATATGAAGGCTCATATAACGGAGGAAGTGCAGGAGGCGGCGGCGATACAGGCGAGGAAGATATTGGGGTTGGTGCAGGGGTGATCGTAGAGATAAAGATAGCCGGGAAGAAGTACCGTTACGACCTTGTGGGTACAAACGGTCAGTTATTGAGTAAGAATGCCCAAGACGTTGTGAGGTTGTTTTGTAATAATCTTTTGGCTCATTTGTACAGAGAGAACGTATTTTTCAAGAAGTTTATGGACACACCAAAAGAAAAGAGCGTCCTTGAACGAGAACACAGTCTTACTTAGAGACAAGACGGTAGAGATAGCCAGGTATCTTCAGAGCTTCGGTCTTTTTCTGCGTGAAGTCTTGGGGTATAAGGCAGACCCGTCAATTAACTACTTTGACCTCGTAGAGACCCATCAGGAGCTAATAGACTTCCTTCAGGAAGAGGGTAAAGCGAAGCTAGTCTTGATGCCACGTGAGTCTATGAAGAGTCAGATAGCGACCGTAGGGTATGCTCTTTGGAGACTCTGCAGAGACCCGAATATGCGTGTCCTTATTTATTCGGATACGATAACCAAAGCATCGGGGTTTCTTTTAACCCTTAAAAACCACATAGAGGGGAAAGCTCCTAATTCAAGGTTCAGAGAGATATTTGGGGCGTGGGAAACTGACCCGCATAACGGGGGGCTTTATAACGACTCCTCCATTCTTATCTCAAAGCGAACTCATCAATCCGACGCCCCTTCTGTAGATACCTGTGGGATTGAACAGTCTAAGGTCGGGAAACATTATGATTTAATTATCTATGACGATATTGTCACGGATTTAAATGTAACCACTAAGGCCCAGATGGACAAAGTCTACGAGTGTTATACCAAGTCTTTATCCATCCTCAGAAGGGGTGGGGACGTGGTGATGGTTGGGACACGCTGGAGTTACGGAGACCTTTACGGACGGTTAGCCAAAAGGAACGAAGAAACTAAAGAGTTTAAAATCTTTACACGAGACGCCATGCAGGAAAGAGATGGGAAGCTGATTTTTGAAGATATTGGTATGACCAGAGAGTGGCTTAACAAGCAGTTGGAAAAGCAGGGAAGCTACTTGTTTTCGGCACTTTACCGAAACAACCCAGCTAGCGATGACGCCTCTTTATTTAAATTCGATTACTTTACTTATTACCAACCTTCCGATGGGTTTCATAAAAACTTTTTTATCACCGGGACTTGTGATCCTGCGGGAGAAGGGGAAGACTACACCGCCATTACCGTTGTAGGGCATGATAATAAGAAAAATATGTATGTCTTAGACGCTGTGAATAAACACATGAGCGTTAAAGAGACCTGCGAAACAATTATCAGGTTGAATTATAAATGGGGGTTTGACCGCTTCGCCGTAGAAAAGAATTTTTTAAAAGGGGCACTGGAAAGGGATTTCCGTGAAGCCGAAAAATCGCACACCAGTAATTCTCACTATAAACAGTTTTCGCTTAAAGAAAGCATTGTTACGTCCAAGACGAACCAGACGTTCACGAAGGTCTTAGGTCTTCAACCTTTACATGAGAGAGGTAGTTTATTGTTGCCTGGGAAAGATTTTTATACTTTGATAAGCCCCGCTATTACAGAATTAGCTTATCAGATGATGCAATATACAACGGATGGATGTAAGGCGGCGCATGATGATTTAATAGTTTCACTGGCGTTTCATTTAGAGATAGCTTCCGTCGGGGGTGTGGCGGAAAAAGAAAAAGCCCCCTATACAAGTGCAAAGTGGTTTGAAGAAAATATATTAGAGGTGTTAAGTTTACGGGGGAGTAGAACGCCCCGAAGATATAGACAAGAGTATCAACCAATATTTAACTAGGAGTTATTATGGCCAAGCCTGATAAGAAAGAAAAGAAAGAACCGAGAGAAGAAAAAATTGATGTCAACGAAAACGAGGGGATTGTTTATCTCCCCCCTGTAAAGGAAATTAAACGTGGCTAAAATAAAAGATCTGGATAAGTGGATAGTAGAAATTACTGAATCCGAGAAGTTCCGTGAAGAAGAATTCGGTATCCTTACTCAAGACAAAAGGTATAAGGCAGGGGAAAATATCGAATATTTTGAGAGAGGGTATTACGATAACTTAAATCAGTCAGATGCCGCCGCATTGGGGATGGATACGATAGCCACATTAAACCTTATAGACGCCGTGGCTTCGGTTGTTACACCGGCCCTCTATCAGAAGAATCCCAAAACTATCGCCAACCCCAAGAGGGTTGAGAGTGAAGATACGGCGATGATAGCGGCCAAGACGGTGGATCATTTCCGAAAGGTCTTAAATGTTCAGGATGTTAATAAAAAGGTTATTTGGGATACTTATGTCTTGGGTTACGGAGTTTACAAGGCTGGGTATGTTACAAAATTTGGCAAAGATATTCCCGACGAAGAGAAACAAAAAGAACGGGAGAAAGCCAAGACGCTCAGGGAGAAAGTTAAGGAGTTCTTGCATGGCCCGAAAGAAAAAGAAGAGGAGATAAGGACAGAGGATGATATCCGTATTGTGGCGGAGAGTCCGTTTGTCGAGTATGTCAACCCCTTTGATTTCGGTATAGACCCACGAGCGACTTCTATTTATGATGCACGGTTCGTTTATCAAAGGGTCAGGAAGACCGTTAAAGAGATGAAGGAAAATAAAAAATATAAGAATACAGATCAGATTGACGGGGACGATCCAGAGATACGTTCTTTAAATTTTACTAAAGTTTCTGGTGCGGAACAGGAAGATTTCCGGACGGTGAATGTTTATGAAATACATTACCGCAACGGAGGGAATATATATATCTTGGTTGTTTCTGAGGGAAACGGGAAATGGTTGGAACATTATCACGAGGTTACTGCTTACGACATGGGGGAGTGGCAGTATGACATTTTAACCTTTAAAAAACACGGGCATTCTCTTTATCCACGTTCTGACATAACCAAGATGAAAGCCCTACAGGACAGGATTACGAGGACAATAGATTCTATTCTTGAGCAGGTAGATAAGTTCATTCCGAAGATAGCCTATGATGATACGGGGGTTACGGAGACTGGGAAGAAGGGGTTGAAGAGTGATGAGATTGGGGCGATGGTAGCTTGTAATAAGAACCCTAATGAGGTCTTTAGAGAGCTTAATCTAACCCAATTAAAGGCGGATCTTCAGAGATTACTTGACCAGCTTATTTCTTTGGTTTCTATCCAGACTGGACTTACACGAGCGCAGTTATTAGGAGCTACCTCGGCTTCTACGGCTACCGAGGCACAGATTGAACAAGGTGGGCAAACCCTAAGATTGGGGGATATGTCCGAATATGTTAGAGAGTTTGTGAACCGACAGTCTCAGAAGATGTGGAAAATAATCGGGCAGTTCACGCCACTAGAACAACTAGAGCTTATCAATGGAATTAAAGGCATTGATGAGCAGACAGGGCAGCCAAAATACAACTGGTTGGTTGTAGATGACGTAAGAGCAGACAGGCTTCGTAATGGGGAATATGACTTTGATATGGAGACAGGATCTACAGAAAGAATTAACCTTGCGATGGTCAGAAAATCTTTTGAGAATTTATTTAACATTGTTGCCCGTCCCGAAGTCGTTATGCTTATGCAGCAACAGGGATCTAAAGTACCCATAGCTGATTTCTTGGGAGCTTATGTTGAACTTTTCCCTGAGCTTGGTGTGGACAAGTCGAAGTTAATCCAAAAGATTGGCCCGCAAACGACAGGTCTTTTGCCGCCTGAACCATCCGGCCCAGGTGGACAAAATGCAGGCAGTTCTACTAACCAATTAAGATCACAGATGGCGGAGGGCATCCCTAATGTTGGGAATATAACCAACAGTGTGTATTAATGGAAACATACGAAAAGGAAGAGGTTTTCGGGGACGAGTTACATACCCTTATTGATAGATTTACCAAAGAGTACCAAGTGACTTATGCACAGATCATAGGGATATTAGAGGTTGTGAAAGCAGAGTTAATCTATGAGGCGTTTATAGAAGATGATGAATGAAATCTTTATTATTTGCGGTTTAGTCTTGGGATTGTATTTTAAGACATATAAATACAAAAACTTGATTGATGATCCTGTGCCTAGAGACGGGTATTTGTACGAGGGGCCGAGGAAAGTAAGCCCGTCCTTTTATGAAACTCGAAGACCATTATTGGCAACGATTACAAATATTGCTGTCTTTATGGTTTCGAGTTTATATATTTATCTTTTATGGGGGTTTAAGGCTGCAGTTTTATTTGCTGTTTTTCCTTTAAATGTTTTTTCTGCGGCATGGACAACGGGGAACTATTATGCTTCAACCGTATTACTTATCTTGGCTAGTCATTACCATCTTCTTATGGGGAATATTTTTGGAACTGTTCTTGCAATGGTTTTCTACGGTGCGGCCCTTAATTCTACCGTCAATGCTCTTTCTTATTGCTTTATTGCTCCTTTATTTGTTCCGGGAGGATTTTACCTAACATTCCCGATGGTATTTTTTTTGTTAGGTAAAAGATTTAAGACCGGGATTAAGCTACGCAAAAAGATGCATGATAATCTTAATGTAAATCATTCTTTTTCATGGGAGAACTTTCGCCATGTGCCAATGGTGTTTTCTCATTATATCTATACAAGTCTTCGTTTAAATAAACTAGGGTTCTTTAGTGATTTCGATAAAGGAGAACATCAAAAAAATGCCAAGTTTTTCTTGTCTTCTATTGTTCTATGCGCCTCATTTTTTATTCTTGTCTTTAATATTGATAGAAATATGGCGTTATGGTGGTTTCTAAGTCTGGGGATCTTCACGCACATACAGGGTCACATGGGACAATACGTCACCGAAAGATACACAGCTCTTGCCAATGTGGCGTTTTGTGTCATGTTGTCTATGGTTCTCCCAACAAATTTATTTATTATTGTTGCAACAGTTTATTTTCTTGTTAGCTATCGTTATGTGACGGCCTATAAATGTAACACAGATCTTTATGCTCAGGGGATGTACACGAATCCTTTGGCCGCTGAGAATTACGGGAATCTTGCTCAGTGGTATCTTGAGAGAAAAGATTACCGAAGAGCTGTCGAGCCATTAGTTATGGCCGAGAAACTTTCTCGTGGTTATAAATACCCGATCTATGTAAATTTAGCGAAGTGTCTTTTGAATGAAAAGATGTTTGAACAGGCGTTACATTATTTAAAGATGGCGATTCTTGTCTGTCCCAATTCGGACAAAGAAAGTCTACAGAGGGAAGTTGGTATCATTGAGGGGAAGTTATCAAAAAGTCAAAAGCTCGCAAAACAATGGTCGGAGTTATGATTTATCGTTACGCCCATTGTAATAAAGAGTGGGATGAGATTCGTTGGTATGGTGAAAAAGACAATGTGTTCTGTCCAAACTGCGGGAAGAAAGCCCAGAGGTACGCTATATATCCAGGGTGTTCTCCTCAGGTCGCCCAAGAGATGTTGCTTACAGATCCATCTGGAGAGATAGTACATTTTAAAGAACCATATTACGACCGGGCTTTAAGGCAACAGTTCAATACTAAAAGAGAAAAGGCGGAATATATGCATAAACATAGAATCCGCTATGATGGGTCAAGTGACAAAGAATTAACCAAGAAGATGAACTTTTATAAAGAATCAGGAATTGGATTAGCCAAAAAGGAGGGAAAGAAATGAAAGTTAAAGGACGATCATTAGCTGGTAGAGTTCAATCATCTGCTGCACGCAAGACGGCGCATGATTGTAATTCCGCAGTTAAGTCAGTAAAGACCCCGAATCGTGGGATTCTTGCGGACGTTAGTTTTTCAGTTCGTAGACAACCGCAGTTCTAAAGAAAGGTAAAAGATGCCAGATCCAAATGAGACGCTACAGGAAGACTCGTCTCCTTCCACCGACGTAAACGCAGAATCGTCACCTGCAGAGCAAACGGAAGCTGATTCCGCACAGTCCGGGGAAGCAACCCCGCAACAAGCTACTGAAACGCCTTTTCATCAACATCCGAGATGGCAGGAATTACAACAGGATCTACGAGAAGCGAAAGAAAGGGCAGAACGGTTTGAGCGAGCCTATTTTGAGCGTGAGAGCAAGCCTCTTATCGCACAAGAAGGCGAGGAAGATCCGTTAGCTAACGAACAGCCTGAAGTAAGGGAATGGATGAAATCTAAGGTTATCCCTTTGGCTGAACGAGTTGCCAAGAAAGTTGTTTCTGAGAAAGAGAAGGTTTATCAACAGGAAATTCAGGCATTGAAAGCACAGCTTGGTGAGGTCACTGTTCATAACTTTCTCCAAAGATATCCTGATGTAAAACGTGGTTCCGAAGAAGCTCGTCAGATTGCCCAGAAGATTCAAGTGGGTTATACGCCTGATGATGCTTATGCGGCTGTCATGTATCCAAGGGTTAAGGAAAAGGCGCAGTTAGATGAAAGAACAAGAATACAAACCCTAAATAAGAAAAAAGCTGCTGCCAATGTGGAAACCAGAAGTATCCCTGAGGGGGCGATAAAAAAAGAACGCTCTTTCGAGGAAATATTCAATGAAGAAGTAAAGAAAACAGGATTCACGTTTGGCGGGTAGCATAAGGAGGCTAAGTGTCTAATTCTAATTTTACGACGCTCATCGCCACCACACTACAGAACTTCTCTAATCAGATTATGGATAACGTCATTTCTAATAATGCCGTTTTCTATTACCTGAAACAGAAGGGGAACTACCGAGTAGTGAGTGGCGGTCGTTCATTCGTCGAACAGTTATGGTGGAGAGCAAACCCATCATTTGCTGCTCGTGACGATATGGATACGATTACACCCGCAGTAACAGATGGTCATACAGCTTCAGAATGGGCTATCAAAGTCATTTCTGGGGCTATTGCTTTACCGTTGTTAGATGTTGCCATGAACTCAGGTTCAAGAGAGCAACTTCTTAATTACGCTATGGCAAAGAAGAAGGAAGCAGAAGTGTCTTTGGGTGAGGTTATGGGAGACCAATTATTCAATACCGCTGTTGTTGCAGCAAATGGTGGTGGGACTAATTGGAACTCAATCCCTGAAATCATCTCTGAGGACCCTTCAACCGAAACAAATACAGTTGGAGGGATTGTTGGCTCTACGCATTCCTACTGGAGAAATTATAGCTATGATACTGCGGTCACTGGTTTCTTAACGAACCAGGCTGGGTTGACAGCTATTGAAACTTCTCTTAACAGTTGTACGTTTGGTCCTTCAGGTCCGAAGTTGTTTGTTACAACTCCGGCTATTTTTACCCTCTTCCAATTAGCATTAACGGCATTACAGCGTTATGCCAATATGGATGAACCAGGTAATATTGGATTCCAGAGACTGACATACGCAAACATCCCAGTTGTGTATGACAATAACTGTCTTTCCGGGAACCTGTATGGGATTGATACTGAAGCTGTGAAGCTGAAAGTGTTATCACAAGGGAACTTTAAGCAGACACCATTCCAAATCAAAACAGATCAGTTGGTTGACACTGCTTTGATGTATGTGTTCGGGAACTTGTCTTGCGATTCTCGTCGGACAAACTTTGTCGTGGATTCGATAACGGGATAGGAGTCGTTGATATATAAGGAGTTATGACAAATGCATTGGAGCAAGAATCCAGAAATGAAAGCAATGGTTCTGGAAAAATTATCTAAGACTAGCTTCAGTTCTGGTCACAGACCATGGAATGCTGGCAAAAATGGTTGGTATCCTACAGAAAAGCCAGGAGAATTTGGTTTTAAGTGTGGGCACAAACCTTGGAACAAGGGGACTCATGTCCAAACCAATACAGGAAAAACCCACTTTAAGAAAGGGCAGAAACCTGCTCATTGGAAGGGTGGGATTTCTCGTATTCAGTCTCGTATTTATGCTTCACCTCAAAACAAATTGTGGCGAGAGGAAGTATTCAAACGAGATAATTGGACGTGTCAGACCTGCGGATTCCGAGGCGACCTAGAAGCTCATCACATTATTCCTATGAACCAATTACTCAATCGAGTAATGATAGCCGGGATAAGTGATGATGATAGGTTTAATCTTGCCTTATCTATTCCAGAGATGTTTGACCTTGCAAATGGATTAACTCTTTGTAAATCATGTCACTATTCTAAACACAAAAGGAGAATACGATGCAAAAAATAAAATTATTCCTCCTGTTGGCGTTGTCCATGACAATGTTTGCAGGAGTAGCACAATCGCACGAAATCTGGCAAGAACCGCAAAATGGTGGTCCTGCCAGTGTTAAAATCGCAGTTTATAACAACTCAGGATCAGCCCTAGATGAAGGCGACGTTGTTGTTTGGGATGTCGGTTCTTCTACTGGGGATGATGACCTTTGGGTTACAACCACAACAACGGTGGATACTGAGATTGTCGCCGGGGTTGTTGGTTCTGGTGGTATTGGTATTGGTGGTGTTGGTTCTATCACTATCTTTGGCCATGCCCAATGTGACGTTTCAACAAGCGTTGCCGCAGGTGGTTTAATATGTACCAAAGGCACGGCTGGTGGAGGCGGAAATTGCCTGGAAGAAGATGCTGCCTATGCTATAGCTTCTGCAGCTATCTCAGCAGGTCAAGGTAACTGTTTTGTTATAGGTCGGTAACTTAAGGGGGCGGGTCAACCGCCCCTTTCTTTTATGTATATATTATTCTTAATCATGTTGTGTGGGGCCGGGTTAGCTCCATTTATATTTAACCAATTAGATATTTGGCACGCACAAGGGATTTGGATACAGGGATGGATTATGGTGGCTTTCAGCACAACATTTTTCATAAAACCATATCCTGTTAAAATTACCAATATTCCATTTGGTCTTTTACATTTATGGGTGGGGTTATTGACTTTTTATGTTTGTTATATTGGACAGATTAAAAAGACTTATAGTCCAAACACATTTTTCCCATATTTTAACTTTCTTTGTTTGGTAATCCTTTATTGGATTGTTGTAAATTACTTAACTATGTTCGGAATCAAAAGAATACTAGAAGGATTGAGATGGTTAGTTCTAGGGACTATGGGGATTTGTGTATTACAGGCTTTTGATCTTTTTAGAATTATGACTCTTTATCATCCAGAGAACCCGTACTTAACAAATATCGTTGTTGGTATTATTGGAAACGGCACACTCTTGTCTGGATTCCTTACATTCTTACTTCCTGTATTTTTGACAAAGATTAATAGGGAAAATGTTTTGGCCATAATTCTAATGTTTCTTTTACTTTTCAGATGCGGGACATCAGAAAACGATCCTTCGATAATGGGATTTGTTGTGTTTTTCTCCATTCTTGCTATCTATTTGTGGAAGAAATATAAATATGGGAAATATTTTGTATTATCTTTTTTTGCTTTCTTGGGTTTATTGCTTTGGGGGTTCGCTAAAGAAGACCCGGTGATTAAGTTCTTTGGGATGAATGGTCGGCAAGAATGGTTGCCTTATTATTGGAATATTTTTAAAGTTCAGATAACGCCAATCGGAGTCGGACTAGGAAAGATTAATTGGTTACATGAGCATACGCCTTTCCCCGGCCTTAAAAGACTGCACTTAGAATATTTCCAGGTGATGTTTGAAACAGGATTTATTGGGGTGATTCTTTTATTAAATGTTATCGTCCACTTTTTTAAACAACAAGACGTGGATGAGATTCAATTTTATTTAAGGCTTATTATTGCCGGTTTTCTTATTTCATGTTTCTTTAATTCGATGGCTCATCTCTGGATCGTTGCTGCTATTGCTATGTTTGTCTATGCATCTTATTTCAATATTCAAAATTCTTATAAAACTTCAAGGCTAGGATAAACCTATGGGATTTAGTAGAAAAGAGCTTCGGGATAGTTGTTTAGATGCCACAAGGCAACAGAATTCTCAAATAGGGAGCTTAGTAAATGACTTCATTAATTTGTCTTTGGCTAGGATTAATTACCCTGGGTGGGCTTATCGTAATAATCATAATCATCTTTGGACGTGGTTAAAACGAAAGAATACCATTACAGCGACGGCAGAAGATTATGTTTTAGGAAGAGAGGTTGATAAGATAGCTGTTGTCAGACAAATATCAACCCCGACACTTCTAAAACAAATACCAGACGATGTATTCTATGATTACGTTCCCTATCCACAGGCGGGTGGAGATCCGAGATATTACAGATTATGGGAGGTTGAAGGAGTAACAACCAGACTTACTTCTTCGGGGTTATTGGATGTTCTATCTTCTTCAACAAGTGATGCTGGGTCGGCAGAGTTGGCGGTCAGTATCACTGGATTTATAAACGGTATCCAGAGGACAGAAACATATCAGTTAAATGGTACAACCGCCGTGGCTGGTTCTTTGACGTTTCAGGCGAGAGAAGTTTATGTCCAGAAACAAAAGAACACCACGGGGACTATTACGGTCAGGAGAAATTCAGACAGCTCCTCGGTCGTTGTTCTAAGCCCCACAGACAGAGCACCAAAGTTCAAGGTTATATCTTTTTATCCCATCCCGACCTCAACTGCAATTTACCTAGAATATTATACAAACATTCCATCACTTTATAATGATAGTGATGTACCGGCTATCCCAGAACAGTTCCACTATGTAGTAAGGCTGGGGATTATTGCGGAGATTTATAGATATTTGAATAAAGAACAGGATTTGTTGGGCGCTGAAAATTCTTTTGCGGCTGCTGTCAGAGCTATGGTGGCGGCAGACACAAGCGAACCCGATTTAATTGAAATTCTTAAGCCAAGAAGGTCACTTACTCCCTATGTCTACCAAAAACTATCGGACGACGCTATTATCTAGTCTATTATCTTTCATGACAACGTGTGGCCCTGTTTTTGCTGCAGACCCGCAAGGACTTGTTGCCTATCCTCCCAATAGCCTGCTCGGATTCAGAGGATTAGATACCAGGTCTAAAGCCCCGTTGCTTGAAGATATGCGTGCGGTTGATCTTCAGAATGTCAAATTGTCTGCTGCTTTAAATCTTCAAAAAAGAAAAGGGTATTCTGTTATTATAGATACTTTAGATGATGGCCCCTTAACATCTCCAGCGATTACAGGGATATTTGATGCGGAGTATTCTAATGGAACATCTTGGACGTACGCCTTTGTCGGGAATAAGATTAAATATGATAATGGGACTTCTTGGGTTGAGATTAGCAATGTCAATCAAGCTCCAATGATTACATCAGGGCAAGACAATCAGTTTCAATGTTTAATGGCTTTAGATTCAGCTATCTGTACGAATGATGTTGATAATGTCGTAAAAATCAGTTCCACCCCAACAAAATCGCCCCTAGCTTTTACGGGGCTCTCAGAAACGATGGGCCATGTAAAGGCGATAATATATTACCGAAACTATTTAATACTTGGGAATACTTATGAGGGTACGACAGAAAGACCGACAAGATTCCGATGGTCAGATGTGGGGACGATAGAAACCTGGCAGGACGATAACTTTGTGGATATATCTACTTTTGCGGGAGACGAAATTATTGGGTTTGCAGAGCTTTACGGGGAGCTTTATATCTTTTTAAAGAAGTCTATTTG